GACAAATTAAAGGCTTTGGAAATGCTTTCAAAAATGTTTGGGTTAAACGAACCCGAAAAGCTTCTTCAATCTGTTGAAGTAAAGAGTATTCCTGTTATTAACTGGGTTGAAGAAAATGAAAAGTAAAGTATCAACTTCATATAAACCCCTCTACACTACGCAAAAAAGATATTCACTTTTAACGGGTTCAAGGGGTTCGGCTAAATCGCACCACGTTGCCGAGTTCCTTCTTCGGTTAACTTATGAAACAGGGCACGGGATTTTATTTGCGCGATATACAATGACATCCGCAGAAACTTCAATTATTCCTGAATTTAAAAAAACTATTGAGCGTTTAGGGGTTGAAGATCACTTTCATATCACGACAAAAGATATAATAAATTTACAAACAGGCTCTTTTGTTTGGTTCAGGGGAATTAAAGCAAGTTCAAACGCCCAAAAAGCAAACCTTAAATCCTTGTCGGGGGTTACTACATTCGTAATTGAAGAAGGTGAAGACTTCCTTGATGAAGAAGCTTTTGATAAAGTGGACGACTCAATTAGAACGGTTAACAAACAAAACCGCGTTATTTGGATAATGAACCCTTCAACGCCTGATCACTTTATTTTTAAACGTTGGTTAAAAAATTCTTGTACTTATAAAGAATTTGAAGGAATTCAGATACCAATTTCAACACATAAAGACGTTAACCACATTCATACTACTTGGAGAATATCAGAAGAATATCTTTCAAAATCTTGGATTGATAAAGCTTTAAACGCAAAAGAAACAACGCCCAAATACTACGCAACAAATTATTTAGGGGCTTGGAAAGAAAAAGCTGAAGGGGCTATCTTTGAAAATTGGACAATTGGAGAATTCAACGAAAATTTACCTTTTGGTTATGGTATGGATTTCGGATATTCAAACGACCCTTCAACGCTTGCAAAAGTTGCAGTTGATAAGAAATTAAAAAAGATTTATATAAAAGAATTCCTTTATGAAACTGGGTTAAAAACTTCAGGTATTGAAGAAGTTTTAAAAGAAGTTTGTTCAAAGAATGATTTAATAATTGCAGATTCAGCCGAACCACGTTTAATTGATGAAATTTTTGATTATGGTTACAATATTAAAGGGGCTATAAAAGGTCCTGATTCAATACGCGCGGGGATTCGTTTAATGCAAGATTATCAACTTATCATTGAAGAAGGTTCTTCAAACTTAATTACTGAATTAAATAACTATATTTGGAATGATAGGCGCGCAGACAAACCCGTTGATAAGTACAATCATTTAATTGATGCTATCAGATATTATTGCGCTTGGGAATTAACGCAAGCAGAATTTTTTGCACTTTAAAAAGAATATTTTTTTACTTTTAAGATATGAACATATTAAAAAGCCTTTATTTAAAAGCCATAGGATCAGACAAAACAGAACCAAACAAGCTTTTTGAAGGCTTTCAGTATGGGTTCGGAGCTTACCAATACGGCTCAAAAAATGCAACTAAATATATTAATAAAGGTTACGTTGAAAATATAGATGTCAACGCGGTTATTTCTCGAATTGCTGAAGCTGTTGGTTCAATCAACTGGGTTGTAAAAGAAAAGAAAGGTGAAGAAATTGAAATAAATACTTCTTCAAGATTAAACGAACTTTTAAAAAAACCGAACAATTTACAAAGTTGGTCCGAGTTTCAAGAATCGGTTTCTATAATGTACAACACCACAGGAAACATTTATATAAACGGAACCGAAGCAGTTGGTTTTTCAGGATTTGCAGAAATTTCTGTTCTTCCTTCACAAATTACAACTCCAATAACAGGCAATTCAATAACCCCTATTAAAGGCTATCAGTTAAACGGTTCACATACTATTGAATTTACTGAAGAAGAAGTTCTTCATATTAAACGATACGATCCACGACTTGAAGCCTTTTCTTCTTTTGTTGGGCTTTCACCTTTAGAATCCGCGATGCTTGCATACACTTCAAGCACAGAAAAATGGGAAGCAATGGCTTCAATATTAAAGAATAGGGGCGCAATGGGTATTGTAACAAGTAAAGAGGGGCGCGGGTTGACCGCTGAAAATTCAAAAGAACTTGAAACACTTTACAAAAGCCGTTACGGTGGCGGGGCTAAATTTGGTACTCCAATGTTTACGAATGCAAGCCTTGAATTTATCCCAATGGGAATGAGTGCAGAAGATTTAAAACTTATGGATCAAGGCGTTATTTCTTTGCGTGCCATTTGTAACATTTTTAAGGTTGATTCTTCATTATTTAACGACCCCGCAAATAAAACTTTTAACAACAGGAAAGAAGCGCAGAAAGCTTTTTATACTGATTGTATAATACCATTCTTAAACAAGTTGAAAGAATCTTACAACAGTTTTTTAACGCCTTCTTATTCAGAAGCTGAAAACGCTGAACTGTTTCTTGATTATGATTTAACAAATATTGAAGCACTTCAAGAAGATTATAATGAAAAAGCAAAAACTTCAGGAATATTAATTGATTCAGGGATTATTTCACAGAATGAAGCAAGGGTTGCTTTAGGTTTGGGCCGTATTGAAGGCGTTCCTGAACTTGATGAATATTCAAGAACAAAAGCAACAACGCAACAAAAAAGCGATAATTTAGAATAATTATAATTAATTATTTAACTTAACACCAAATGAAAGAAGAAGTTCAGGATATTAAAAGCAAGCTTTCAAAAGCTTATGGGGTTAAGAATATTAATCTTGAAGTAAAGGATATTGATACAAACAGCCGTGAAGTTGTTTTTTACGCTTCGGCTTTTGATAGTATTGATTCAGACAACGACGTTATAAGAAAAGGTTCTTTTTCTAAATCTTTACAGGAAAGAGGAGCGCAAGCAACAGGGCGAAAAATAGCCCATTTAAGAAATCATGATTTTGAACATCAAATTGGGCTTCCTATTGAAATGATTGAAGATTCTTACGGGTTGAAAGTTGTTTCAAGGTTGGGGAAAAGCACAAAAGGAAATGATGCTTTGCTTGATTATCAGGACGGCATTTTAAGAGAACATTCAATTGGGTTTAATTATGTTCAGGATAAAATTAAATTCGTTGAAGAATCCAGTGAAGGGGGTTTTTGGGAAATATCAGAAGTTAAACTTTGGGAAGTTTCAGGGGTTACTTTTGGAGCTAATGAGTTCACGCCCGTTTTAGATGTTGCAAAAGGTTTAAATACCAAATCAGAAATGATTGAAAAATTAAACCAATTAAACGAATCCTTTTTAAAAGCCATTAAAAACGGTAAAGGAACAGATGAAAGGCTTGAAAATATTGAAGCCCGATTCAAACAAATTTGTGAAATACAGAAAGCACTTGCTAATTTGAAGCCGTCTATTAAAGGCACTTTGAAAGAAGAAAGCCGCAACGCTGATTCAAATAAATCTTATCAAATTAATTATAACTTAGAATTTTAAAAAATGACACTAAAAAATTATTTAGTACAAAAAGGAGTTTCAGAAGAAACTTTTGAAGCGATGGACGCAGAAGCGAAATCGCAAATTTTCAACGAAGTAAACGCTGAAGGTAAAAAAGAATTAAAATCTTTAATTGATGGAAAAGCTTCAAAAGAAGATATTGATTCAATGAAAGAAGAACTTGCTGGAATTCACGCAAAGCAATACGATCAATTAAACGCTGTTTTAAAAGCGCAGGGGGTTATGTTAAAAAAGCTTTCTGTAAAAGAAGTTGAAGAGCCAAAATCTTTTAAAGATTCTTTAAAGTCAAACCTTGAAGGAAATCTTGAAGCTTTAAAAACTTTAAAAAATTCTTCTTCTTCAAATGACAATGTAAAATTTGACATTAAAGCGGTTGGTGATATGTCTATTGCGGGTAACACTACAGGACAAGTACCACAGGCTTTGAGAATTATTGGATTGAACGAAATACCTTCAAGAACTGTAAGGCTTTTGGATATTGTTTCAGGTGGTTCAATTTCTTCAAACTTAGTTGAATGGGTTTACCAAGCAAACCAAGAAGGAACAGCAGGGCAAACTGTTGAAGGTGCTGCAAAAAATCAAATAGATTTTGATTTGGTAGTTGGTTCACAAAAAGTTGAAAAAACAACGGCTTTTGTTACTGTTACTGATGAAATGATTGATGACGTTGATTTTATGCAAACAGCGATTCAAAACGAATTAACAAAAGAATTGTTAAAAGCGGTTGAAGCACAGGTTTACGGTGGTTCAGGGGTAAGCCCACAAATGAATGGAATTAAAACAGTTGCAACGGCTTTTGCTGGTGGTACTTTTACGGGTATTATTGACAATGCAAATGAAGTTGATGTTTTAACGGTTGCAATGGATCAAATAATGTTGGCAAATCAAGACGCGCCAAATTACATCTTTATGAATCCTTCAGATGTTACCGCTTTAAAAATGGTAAAAGTTTCTTCAACTGATAAAAGATATGTTGAAAGGTTGGCAATGGTTGCGGGTGATTTAAGCCTTGACGGGACTCCAATCATACCAACAACTTTGGTAACTGCGGGTGATTATTTAATTGG